AAGCAGTGCCTGCGCACTGTCTGTTTTCTTCCCGCCCGCCATCATGATAATATCGCCCTTCCGGATTCCAGCTTGCTGCGCAGGCGTACCGCTCTCCACCTCTGTGACCATCAGCCCTTCCGCATAAAGCTTGATGCCGACCGTATATCCGCCCGGCACCAGCGTGCGGCCAGCCGCGGCAGTCTGGCAGCAAAGCGCGATCGCCAGAACGAACGCAGCCAGCGCAGCCGGTATTTTTTTATAAACAGTATTCCGCCTCATGATCTCATCCTCTCCGCAAAAGTCTCAGCGCCGTTATCTTGACCCACTGAGCCGGAAAGAAACCGCGCGAGGCGCATGTAAAAGAAAGTCTGTTTTCCTTGTCATGAATTAGAAATTCTCCGATTTCCGTGAAAACAGACGTGTTTATCAGAAAAAATATCCCGCTTTTCCGCAGAAAACCTGAGTTTCCGTTTCTGCCCCAATTTAATTTCTGCAAAAAAACGCAAATGTCAAGTATTTAATGCGAAAAAAGTAGAAATATTTTTATGATACCTTTTTACCTCGGCAAAAAGGCGTTGTCAAGGTGCATTTCAGGGGCTATGCAGCGGCGGCGAACGCGGCGCTGAACATCTGCGCGGATGACTGGAAGCCGAGTATTTCGCGTGGGTAGTTGTTTATCCAATCTTCCACACGGGCAACATCTGCGTCCGTGACGGTTTCAAAGTCCGTGCCTTTCGGGAAGCGCCGCCGAATCATGCGGTTTATGTTTTCGTTCGTTCCGCGTTCGCAAGAGCAGTACGCATGACAATAATACAACGCCGTGCGTTTTTCTTCGGCGTTGATCGCGCTGCGTGCGATTCCGTCCGCATCCGCAAATTCCGAACCGTTGTCAACCGTGATCGACTTGAATACCGTATAGAACGCCGCGCCGTAAATCCGTTCCAGCCGGTCAAGCGCCTGCACGACGGTTTCCGCTCTGCCGTCTTTTATGCGTATGATGATCTCGCGGCGTGTCACCCGCTCAGACAGCACAAGCAAGCGTGCCTTTGTCTTTTTCTTTCCTACAACGGTATCCATTTCCCAATGCCCCGGTTCTTTGCGTTCGTTGATGATCTCCGGGCGTTCGTCAATCGGCGTTCCCCGGCTTTCCCGCTTCTGACGCGGGCGGACTTTCTTGTATTCCTTTTTCCGTTCGCCCTTTTCCGGGAGGTCGGCGTTGGTCAGTTCCAGAAATACGCCCTCGTCGATATACTTGTAAAGCGTGGCGCGGCAGAACGTCATACCGAAATGTGCAAATTCTTCCCGATGCAGAAGCGCGCAGACCGCCGCCGGGGAATAATCGTCGTTTATTATTTTATCTTCGATGAATGCGGCGACGGCATGATTCTTGCCGATTTTCAGCGGCGCGCCCTTTGCTGACAGGCTTTCTTGATAACGTGCCTCGGCAATTTCAGGGCTGTACCTAATATCCGTTGTCAGGTCTGAATTCATGTGCGTGTACGTCCCGCGCTTCACTTCCCGATAGATCGTGCTGACGTGTACGCCGAGGTCTGCGGCTATCTGCTTCGGCTTGTATCCGATATTCAGACGCGCTTCAATTTTCAGTCTGTCCCGAAACTGCAACTGCTTGTATTGTTCGCCCATGTCATGCCCTCCATACATAGCAAAAAGGGGCGGTTTCCCGCCCCTTGCCGCTGTCATTGTTTGCCGCCGCTTTCGCAGTATCCAGCAATGAATTTTTTGATTTCCGCTGTGGGATTTGTCCCATTCTCCGCGCAGACCCGCCGGAATTCTTCTAAAACATCCGGCTTCAAATCCAGCGGGAAACGCACGTAGTTTTTGCGATTGTACCGCTGCTGTGCGGCGTACTTGCTCTTTTCTTCCATGTTACCGCCTCCGTTTCAGCGATATAATAATTGCACACACTGACAGGATGATGCTAATTCCGCATAAAATATAAATGACCGTATCCATAGTGATTTGACATTGAGCCGCGTTCATGTTATTCTATGGGCGAGGGGGATTTCTCCCCCTGCCCGTTACCTTGTCAGCTTTTCTATCAAAAGCAGAATTGCAATGACAAGATTGACGATTGCGGTAATAAGATTGATTGTGCTTGCCTGCTGGTCTTTCTTATTGCCGCTTTTCTTATGCGGTTTCTTGCTCAATGTTTTTGTCCCCCCTTTCTGATTCTTATTATACTATATACGTACGTGTATGTCAATAGCTTTTTGAAAAAATGTAAAAAAATTTACCCCGACGGGGAAGAATCCCGTCGGGGTTACTCTATGCCCAAAAGCCACAAAACAGATACGCCGAGGACTTTTGCGAATATCGGTATTTCATAGTCAGGAACAAACCGCGTCCCGATCTCAACGCGGCTGATCGAATCGCGCTCCATAATTACGCCCTCGACCTGAACGCGCGCCGCGAGGTCTGATTGTGATAGCCGCTGTTTCAGCCGCGCTTCCCGGATGCGTTCACCGCAGATATTCTTTTTCCCGTTGTAATCGTATATCTTCATGCGCTGCGCGCCGCCCTCCTTGTGCTAATGATCTGCATTATTCTTGACTTTAACACGCGGATGAATGATAATTGTGTTAAAGGTCAGCACGACCGAAAAATATCAGGAGGGCTACTCATACCATGAAAAAAATTGAAAACGTGGCAAATCGTTCTTCTTGTGATCTTCTATCCCATCGGCATTTGTGTATGGATTTATCGGGTCTGGAAGAAAAACAAGCTAAAGCGGGACGCGGCTGCGGCTGCTGTCGCCCGCCGGGAAGCAAAAGAACGAGAAGATGCGGCACGTCTGGAAGCGTGGCGCGCAGAGCGGGCAGCGCGGGAAACGTTGAAATTCAAGGTTGTCGGCGTGACGTTCAAAAACGAGGACGGGAAAAGCCGTCAAACGCTTCTACGCAAGCTGCATTTCGGGGACGCGCCCTTTAACAGCGACGATGGCGTTGACATTACGATTGAACGCGGGGCATATCAGGGCGAACCGGCGTTTCCCGTATTTGCCGAAGGTCATCAGGTCGGCAATATCAGCAAAGATGACGTGCCGTTTTTCGTGCGGCGTTGGAGCGATTT